TGACACTCCCTGACGTACTGCATACCAGCAACCAAACATATTGATTGAACAAAGCATAAAGAACATACAGTAAGTAATTACAGGCCGCACCGAGGCTCGTAGGCCAATGACCCACTTAGGTGCACCCTTGCCTATGTCAGTGTCATGCTGGTACAGAGCCAGCCTCTCTGATGCAGCCGCCTGTGCCATTGCCGCATCTGCCCTAATCTCCTCAATCCGCTGCTGAGCTACATAGCCCCGTTCAGCCATCATCATCTCTCGCTCAATGGAGACTCTCATCATCTCCAACTCATGCTTCTTGTCGCCCCTGTCTTTAAACAGATCAAGTAACTTAGGCAGACCACCAGTCAAGAAAGAAGCAATGGTGGATAGCAAGGTCAGCATTATTCATTTCTCCCAAATAACCACATTGATACAGCAACTGGCAGAGTCAAGATGGCAACTATCAAACCAATAACTATGATGTTCTGAAATATCTTAGCTTTCTTCTTTCGCTGTAACTCAGTTACTCGCTCACGGCTATTTCTGATCTGCCTACGTTCTTCCATCATCTCCCGGTAGGTATCAACACCAAACCGATAGACAATCAACTCTCTAAGTTCTTTCTCTTGTTGTTCAATCTTCTTTCGCCGCATGAGATTCTCTACGGCTTCTTGCTCTACACTGCCTTTGTGTAAGAGCTTCTTAAATAACGGAGGGTCTCTTGAGTCTTCTTCAGCTTGCTTCAGGTCTGCACAGGCAGAGAACCAGGTGCCTAACTGACCACCTATATCCTCAATCTCTCTACCAGCCTCTACAGCCTTCTTAACAAAGCTATAGGCTGCGGAGGCAGTGGCAAAGGCAGTGACTGGATCAAGCATTTACTTGTCAGCTTTATCATCAAGTTTATCTATGATCTTACTTAGCTGTTCTTTGATCTCTTTAAGATCATTACGATAATCGTCCTTACCAACATACTTGACAGGTAGGTCTCTGACATCACTATCCAGCCTATCAATCGCTATATAAATGCGATTCAGAGTCCAACCACCAAAGAAGGCAGCAGCAGTAACAGCTAGATTAAACAAGGTCTGATAATCCACGATCTACTCCTTACGGTTTTTCAGGCCAAGTGATTGTGGTGGGGAAGCCTATCTGCTGGGGGATGTCTCTAAGAGCTTGGCGATATGCAGCCCATGCTGCTTTGTCTACAGGAGCATCAGCAACTTGTGTCCAGTCGGTCTGAGTCAATAGAGTATCCCGCTGGCTCCTGGCATTGGCTGCGAACTCAGCATCCTTCTGTGCCTTATATGCCGCCTCCTGCTCCACTGCCGTAGCATCTTCGGTGTTGGCAAAGACAGGGCCAAGGATGTACTTGGTGTACCACTTGCCGTTTATTTGCTCGACGCCTGACCGCATGGAGTACTGATAAACAGTACCACCCGTGGCCTGTGCGCCTTCAAAGACAACATCAGCCCCCAGAGCTTCCAAGACCTCATCGGTGGTGCGATCCCATGTAGGGCCGCCATTCTCTTTCTGGTAGCGCCGGAACTGATCTTCCAGCATCACCTCGCCTGTACTGCGTAGTCTGATTTCCATAGGTGCCTCTAGGCCACGGCCAAAAAGATATAGCTGGCAGAACTGACGTTAATGTTAGTCGCCGCAAGCTGATTGACAATAAATCCAGTGCTGTCCGTGTCTACGCTGTCATCGGTAGTCACTTCAGCAGCCGTAGTATTTAAACTGAGGTGTGGATCGTTACCTGAGACAATCCCGCGTGCGCTGTCCCAGACGTACCAGTCCCCGGTAGAGTCCGTGCGCTTGATGAGGACGAACCGACTTCCACCAGTGAAACCACAGTTGATTGTTTGGTTGCTACCGTTGCCGGTGTAGCTGCCTACTTTGGAGACTCCAGCGAGTGTGGCGAATAGGTAGGCAACGTAAGTTCCAGCAGAATTAACACGGGAGCTAATATCATCCAAAATAAATTGTGTTGCAGTTGGTTTTTGTGTCAACCATCCAACATTAGCATAAGTATCTCTAAATTCTGCTGTTGTATCATTTAACGATTGTATAGAGATATCAGTCGCACTAAACGTGTGCGCTACAGCCCAAGCTGCTGTGCCACTTCTTTGTTTAATAATAATAAGTTCAGGAATTACACCTAGATTATGTGTAATAGTGTTTAGCGATGCGGTTGCCGTCCCCGTATAACAAACAACATCAAAGAAGCCGGGGGCGCGGCGGAATGAATAATAAATACTGTTCAGTCCACCTAGCGTCCCAGTTACTTTAAATCCAGTGTTAGTAACAGAAGCAATAGCGCCAGTGGCTCCTGTTACTTCCGCATCTGTACCACTGCTCCGCAAAAGAGGAGACGCATCTCCAACATTATTTGCGTAACCACGAAGTCGGTCATGCCATCTCGGAATATCAACACCATCAAGATATTTAGCAACAAACAAATCAGAATTTACATTTGTTGTAACTATGGTGCCGCTTGCTGCGTTTGTTTTATCAGGACTAAACACACTCGTCCCACTCGTCGGCGTCTTCATCGGGCCACGGCGGATGGCGATGTAGATGAATGTTGCAGAGGGGTTCCAAGCGGGCGAGCCAGATTGACCAACAAATCCTGTTGCGGTTGGTGCTATTACACCGTAGCCAAATAACGCTTCTGCACCCGAAGAGTTTGGGTTTAAATAAGCAGCGTTTGTCATTGACATTTGCCGCATATTGTCAAAAACAAACCATGAATTTGTGCCAGAAGTTTCCTTAATCAAAACCCATTGCGGTTCATAACCGAGGGTTACCGTTGGTATTACACCAGAGCCATTAGTCGTAAATGACCCACACGTAATCACATTGTCCGTGCCAGACAGGCCGAAGCCGCCTGCGTCGTGGGCGAATAGGTAGGCGACGTAGGTCGCGCCCGATCCATTTACCTCGTCGTTACCGCTCAGAGTAAACACGGTCGAAGTAGGAAGCGTGTTATTCCAGCGTGATGGGCTTGTTGTAAATGCGGCATCTGTTGCGTTTAAGCGCATCATGTAGTCTTGCGGGGAGGCGTTCATTGAACGGTGGTAAACGGCCCAGCCATTTGCAGCATCAGTGCGCTTAACGATAATACAGCCCGGCACAGAGCCAAGGTTATGAGAAACAGTGCGGCCAGCAGTCCCATTCCCCGTATACGTCACAACATCAAAAAACTTCGGCTGTTTGCGGAATGTCCATGAGGCGTAGTTACCGCCGCTGACGTTGGTGATGTAGTTACCTGCGCCATCATCCGCTACAGTAAATCCTGTTGAGCCAAACGCAGAAACTCCGTAAGGCGTCCAGTCTGATTGTGCGCCTGTGGAGTTGGATTCTAGTTTTTTGGATGCCCCGCGAACGGTATCAAATAACACGTTTCCGCTTGCGCTGGCGTTATTGCGCAACTTGACCCAAACCAACCCACCCTTAGTGGAAAGATCAATCCCATTGGTAATGGTCTGCGTAGAGCCGTTGCCGGTATAGAGATACGTCGAGAAACACGACTCTATGTATAACTTTTCCGCAGAGGTAGCGAATTCCCCAAACCCCTGAGCAGAAGCAGCGCCTTTAGTCTCAATCAGTGGCATTGTTTATCCTTTACTTAAATTGAGTCTGCGATGCCAACACGGTGAATGTAGCACTTGCGGTTTTGATAATCGTGTACACATAAACATCAATGCCGCTGGCATTACCAGCCGCTGGTGCTGTACCACCCTGCCACTTAGGAGTAACGCTAGACCCATCCACCTGTACGGCACTGTTGTAGTAAGCCGTGGAGCCTTGCGTGACTAGGAACGCCACGGTAACTGACTGCCCAGTAGACAATGCAGTGTTCAGCGAAGTACCACTGGAAGCCCTGAAGTTTACCGTCCAGTTCGCAGAAGCGTTCGAGGTGTAGTACAAAACAGATTGTGTCGTGATGTCGTAGTTGATGGTGCCTGTCGCGGCAGTGGCAGAGACAGTAGCAACCTCTGCTGCATCATTGAGGACAACTCCAAAGGCGCTGGTAGAGCCGCTGAAGGTCTGCGTCGCGGTAAAAGTCGTAGCTGTTCCAGGTGCAACAAAATCTGTTCCAGCAGTCGCAGCAGTAAACGCCGAGGTGCCGTTGCCTTTCAGAACCCCGGTGAGTGTTGTAGCTCCTGTGCCTCCACTACCTACAGCAAGCGTCCCTGTAGTCTGTGTTGCTAAGTTAATACTAGTAGCTGTAGGCGCTACGTTAGCCCAAGCAGAGCCTGTATAGACCTTCATGGCATTGTCAGAGGTATTAAAATATAAAGCCCCTGTCAGTAGTGCATTACCATCATTGTCTACAGAGGGATCAGAGGATTTCTGTCCCAAATAACGATCATCAAACGCATCATAACTATTAGCAGCAGACGTAGCAGCACTGGAGGCACTAGAGGCGCTAGAGGCTGCGTTAGAAGCTGAAGTAGCTGCATTAGAGGCTGAAGTAGAGGCGTTGCTGGCTGAAGTAGCAGCAGCAGCAGCGGAGGCAGCAGCGGCAGTGGTAGAACCAAACAAGGTATCAATGTAGTTCTTTGTAGCTACATCTTGGGCATTGGTAGGGTCGCCAGCGCCTGTGATCTTATTGGTGCCCATTGCAATAGCACCAGACATCGTACCACCCGTTAGGGGCAGCATCAGGTCAGCATAGGCTTTGGTAGCGGCATCAGTATTGGAAGTAGGAGTACCAAGACCAGTGATCTTGTTAGTCCCCATCGCAATAGCACCCGTCATGGTGCCGCCGGACAGGTTCAACTTCCCAGCAAGAGAATTGGTTACGGTAGTCGAGAAACTAGCATCATTGCCGAGTGCAGCGGCTAGTTCGTTAAGAGTATCAAGAGCAGCAGGGGCGGAGGCTACAAGGTTGCTAACTTGTGTATCAACGTAGCCTTTGGTAGCTGCGTCAGTGCTAGCAGAGGGGGTTCCAATGTCAGTCAGACGAGCAGCATTAAAATCTACTGTGCCGTTGATAACAAGGTTATTGAGGGTTGTGGTGCCAGAGGAAGCAGTGACATTCCCCGTAACATTCCCAGTCACATTGCCAGTAAGATTACCTGTGACGTTACCAGTGACGTTACCAGTAAGGTCTCCAGTAAAGCCAGTAGTGGCAATGATTGTGGTGCCTCGAACAGTAGTAGCAGTTGTAGCTCCTACCGTAGTGCCATTGATGGTACCACCAGTGATAGTAGCGTTGCTGGAGGTCACTGCCCCTGTGATAGTGCCGCTGGAGGTAATGTTACCTGTAGTAACAGAAGAAGGATTAGTACCCAGTTCTACTACAGTGGCAGACGCATTCTCAGTGAACAGACGCTTGTCAGTGACGTTGACTGCCAGTTCGCCTTGGACAAGGTTAGCGGCAGAAGGTACA